GCTGAGATAACACACTTACGAGTGCCACGAACAACCTCATCATTACCTGCTGCAACACCTACGTTATAGTTGTAAAGGTATCCCTGAACAAGGTAATCAGTAGTCGCAGAACTCTCTACAGTACCTGTAGCTGGGTTGTATGTACCATCGGAAGTAACCTTGCGTAGAGTAAGGGTTTCCCCAAAGTCTCTAATAAGGTTGAGTAGGTCAAAGGAGCGGAACGACATATCTTACTCCTTATTCGTATTCAGGTGTTTGGTAGCTTGGTGGGTTCTTAAAACGATCTCTGCGGAAGGAACCTTCGATCCGGTTAGTATTACCTCTCACGGCCTCGACGGTACTTTTGCTAATACCCCCAGCTAGGACACCCACAGCAGCACCAGAAGTTTTACCTTGGTACTCTAAGTTGTCTGCTAGAACTATGTATTGCTTGGCTAGATCAGAGTAGTCAGCACTCAAAGCTCCACTTAGTTGTGTCGTCACTTTCCGTGAGTATTTGGCCGATATAGCCCTAGCAACCCAAGCCCCTGCATAGTACACGTTGTTGCCATTCTCAGATAGGGCAAACAAGACTTCCTCGTTTTGAACCTGTTGGTCAAGTGAGTCAGTGTCCCCTACTAAAAGTCGGACTGTGTTGAGACGACCAGAAGCCGTAGTATTGTTCAAGTCGTATTCTTCGTATGACCAACTCATAGTCGCCCCTTCACTTATTAATCTGCGAGAACCTTGTCTCGTATTTCGTAGAAGTCTTCTGTAATCCAGCGATTAACATTAAGGAAGCGCCTGATTAACCCACGTTGCTTGTCGTCAATCTTGGACTTCTTGCACTTCTTAGCCTCAAACTCAGATTTACTAGATGTTCTCTTGGTTACCTCAACATTAAGGAGGTTAACTAAAGTCTCTAGTTCTTTACCCGCTAGTTCAGATAGTCGATCTCCAACTTTGGTCTGAACCTCTAGGTCTTTGTTGTGGTGAATGTAACCAGCGGCGTACAGAGTGGCGACCTTATCTTGGTCTAACCCTCGCTCTGCCCAGTTAAAGTGATCTCCACGTTTCCAATTCGTATTGTCTGCCATTAGTGGCATCTTGATAAACACAGGCCAATCGACCTGCCAACCCAAGTATGTGGGGTGCATAGGGACTCTCCATTATATGAATACTGTTATGTTCTGTTATATGTTGGGTTGTACCCCAAGCCGTTAAGCTCAGGGTACACCTTAGTCTATGTAGCTTAGGCTACTACAGCTGAAAAGAAGTAACCCAAGTCAGCGCCTGTGACTTTCATGTCATAGGACATCTTAACTTGGATGTGTTCTGCAACCTGTTGACGCTTAAGAGCATCGTCAGAGAAGGACTCAACGGTAACACCGAGGTTGTTTACGCCGGGAACTGAGTTCCATGCGAATGTCAAACCAGCGGCAGGGGTCATCAGACCGGATGCACGAGGTGTGTGTACCAACAGAGCGTTCTTACCACCGATGAAAGAGTTGGCTTCTGCCACACCTTCAGCGGAACCGTTCTTAACAGCTTCCATGACGTAGAAGTTTTCTACTTCAAAGATTTCTGCCAGTTTAGCATCTGTAATCAAAGCTGTGTTCGATACAGTTGCGCCACCGTTCAAACGGGCGAGGATGTCTGGGTGGTTAACCAAGATGTCACGAACTTCTTTACCAACAACCATTGTGTTTGGCTTGAAGCCACCTGAAGCCAACTGCATGGTACGACGACCATTAGTTACGTCAGTGATTGGTGTGGAGTTAGTGTAGTCAGACCACAAGTTTGAAGGAGTTACGTCTGTAGTCCAGACGCCAGCCTTGAAGAATGTGTCAGCGAAACGCTCTTCACGGTCAATCAACAAACGAGTTGTCAATGTCTGTGCGCCAGCGGAACGGATTTCCAACATTGCATCTTCGTTAGCGATAGTCTGCTCATCGAAGTCCATGCCGAGGCCATACACGTCAGCGTAGTAAGCATCGTTGGAGATTGCCATACCGATGCGGTTAACTTCTGTGCGTGGCGCAAGTTTCTTTACGTCACCAGAGCGGTTCATGTTCGCACGGTCATAGGTGTAGAACTTGTCAGACTGACGAGCAACGCCTACGGTTGGGAATACTTTATCAGCGACAAAGTTAGTTTGTTCTTGTACATAGGCCAGTGTCAAGTTAGACAACGGCTGGTCAATATGTACCTGAGATGGGGTCAAAAGTGGCATTAGATTATTCCTTTAAATGCTAGATTAGGCAGCTACGTTGCCACCTTGGATCATTTCGATTTCGATGATCTGACCATCTACACCGTCTTCACGGGCATAACCAAGTACAACATCACCTGTGGCTGCGAGAAGGGCTGTGCCATCTGCGCCAGTTTGGATTTGATCACCAGCAGTGATAGCACCACCAGCCTCTACCATGACGGAACCAGAGACACATACGGTCACGGCAGCACCAGCGGCAGCACCAGCGAGACATACGCCCATAGCGTTCTCACCAGCAGCGTCAGCCAGATCAACTTGACCGTCAGCTTCCAGAGTTACGAATTTGAATTGTGCTGCGGAAAGGTCTTCCCCAGCGATAAAAGTGCGGTTATCACGAGACTGCATAACGGCCATTGTTATTCCCCTTTGTAGGATTTAGTGATGAGTGCTTTGCCTTCGTCGGTCTTAGCTACAGCAGCATAAGCCTTGGCGAACTCACTCTTTTTCAGTTGGTTTTCGTCCATGTAGGACTTTACGAGGGCATCCAGTTTGTCAGCAGAGGTAGCGAACTCTCCGTCTACATCAGACTTACCAAATTCTTGCATGGAGGCTTCAAAGGCAGCATCAGCAGCTTTAAGCATCACCATAATTGCTTCATCTTCTGAGAATGACTTCAGAAGTGATTTAGCTGCACCAGCTTCAAAGTGTGGCAGAACTTCTTCTGCTTTCTTTGTCAACTCAATGTCAGCCTTTTCGATTTCACTTTCACGCTTGGCTACAGCAGCAGCTTCAAGTGCTTTCAGGACTGGGGCTGGGATGTCGCTCTTAGCTACCATCTCACCGTCGATGTCCATCATTTCTTCTTCCGCTTTCTTCTCAATTGAGTCGGCACGAATAACGTAACCGTTGTCAATCAGACCTTTGCGGAGATGTTGGTTTTCAGCAGTAAGACGATCAACATCAGCCTTTAGTGCTTCAACATCAACTTCGGGAGCTTCTACAGCCTCAAGGTCAGACTTCTCAGCGACCTCTTCAACAGCTTCGTCAGCTTTTTCCATGTCGTAACCGAGAGCCTTCATAGCTTCGCCACGTCCACAACCTTTGTCGTCCATGTACGCCTTTACTTTGGCTTCCATTTCTTCGCTCATTTTTGTAAGTTCCTCTTCGGAATTGTCACGCTTGAAGAGTGAGACCATTGCTTGTGCATTGGCTGGACGATCCACTAGGGAAAGTTCTTCAAGGTGCAAGTTTTTCAGGAGATTGGGCAAGTTAGATTTCCTCCTTGATAGCACGTCCACCTATAGAGAACGCAGCGAGTTCACCAGATTTGACCATATCCCAGACGGTATCATCGAATACTTTGTAAGCGACAACCCATCCTTCACGGTCAGACTGGATACCAAGAGCATCACCAATTTCTTTAGTGATAGGAAGAGAGTGGACAACTACGCCAACCTGATCTCCAACGTGCATGGCCTTGCCGACCCGCACATGCTCCATAAATTCATTAACGGCTTTTACCAGTGTACCAGCTTCGATAACGTCACCCTGACGATCAATAACTGCCTCACCTTTTTCTGTAACTACAGAAGCCCACCCGTAGACCATACGCTGTTCGTCGTCAGTCTTGAGGATTTTACCTTCAATGTTCTTTGTCATTTCACCCACCGATGTGTTGGATTCCCACATACGACATGACCAATAGCCAGCCGTTGTCTTATCTTTCTTGGTATCGCAAGAATGGCGGGAGCGGAAATTGGCACGAGCTTTAGGATCATCCCGGCGTATCTCCATGTTAGGGTCTCCGAAAGCTACCCTCTTAACCTTGTCACCGTCCTGTACGAATACCTCAAACTTCTTGTTGCCACCCTTGATACGCCGAGGCTTGTTTAGGGTAACAGTTTCGCCCTGATACTCAGCTTTAGCAAGTGTCTCAGTATTGAACACTTCGTTGTCGTATTGTGCTTTGCGAAGGGTTGATAGCTTGTGGCCTACCATAGTGCCTGTGGGCTTACCTTCGTCATCAATGATCTCAATACGAGCAGCGGGTTCATCTTTAGTCCCTGTGACCTTAACTGGGATACCTGAAACCTTACCGTCACGAACAATCTCACGGATAATACCACGAGCAGTTCCACCAGAACTATTCCAAGATACTTTTTGACCTGTCTTCATTATGGTTCACCTGTTACTGTGTTTTTGACTAGGGCACCTAGTCCAAGTTGTCATTATGACAGTTCCGGTTTTATGTTAACTTGCATGTAACCAACATTAGGGAATGATTCAACTTTTCCGTCAGCGTAAGTTACCTCAAATTCTGCTAGATAAACACCAGCCACAGAGGTATCTCCCGACTGCCATATGTATTGAACAGTACCTTCGGAGGGATCAAAAATCTCAGCCGCACCCTGAATAACATTCTCACCAGAAGACTTTTGCATACGAAAGTTTACAGTAGCCGCACTCAAATTAAGGGGGGCGTTTCCAGCACCCCTTAGCTTTGCCCGTATGGTTGGGCTGGAGTCATTTTGCTTGATATAGAAATCTAAAGACATTATTGCACCGTGTTTCTTCCATCAGTAGTTAGCGACAACAGATTTAAGCTGGGTTCGAGTATTACTGTATTTTCACTATTGCCCATCCCAGCATTTCGGCTGAAAATCATTTCAACTTCGTCAATATCTGGTTGCCCAGAGTAAACATCTGGTACAGAGAAGCTCTCTGCTTCAGACATTGTACATTCACCAACGTCAGGTGCGCCAGTGTAGTTATCAGGAACACCAATCGCATAGAAGGCAACGACAGAAGCTGCATCTATTACCGGGACACCTGTAGTTATGTCAGTTGCTGTAAGCTCCACGTTCTGAGAGAATACAGCGTCATCAACTTGTGGAGCTTCAGTGGAAACTGAAAGGGCCAAGATGTCATGGTTCTGCGTAATAAGAGCCGTGAATACTAATGGAGCGCCCGTATTGACATCATCACCATCAATAACGTGATCTTGGCTAATACCAGAGGTATCAACAGCAACAGACCCGGAGCTTATTGCAGAGGTTGTGAAGATGTGCTCTTCATCAATGTCAGTTGAATTGACCCTTGGGTTGCCCGTCAGGACATCATTACCGGCAATAAAGTGATGTTGCTCAAGAGCGCCTTGCTCAACTTCTACCGCGCTAGTGACAACATCTTCGACTGAGAAGGTTTCATCCTCAGCCATATTGGCTGTTTCAACGAATGAAGCACCAGTGGTAATCCCGTTTGCAAGAAGTATGTGGGTTTCTTGATATACAGCTTGCTCAACACTTGGATTGCCAGTTGCAAGATCGTCGCTAGTAAAGTCATAAACTACACTGGCCGATGTTTGATCGACAACAGGTATTCCTGTTTCAATATCATTCGCAAATAACAGTTGACCTGAGAAGAGCACAGAAGTTTGAACCGTAGGTGCCGCTGTCAGTACCGGGTCAGCTTCCAGATCGTAAAGTATAGCAGCATCTACATCGTCAACAGAAACAGAGCCTGTATTGACATCAGAAGTTGTAAAGTCGTGCAGAACGAGCGGATCAATAACATCTATTGAGGGTGCGCCAGTCTCAACATCCCCAGTGGAAAGGATACAAAGTTGCTCAAGTCCAAGAGAAGGAACAGTGGGCGCTTGAGTGTAGATGCTGGCCGTTGTGAAAGTCTCATACTCAGCCATGTTGGCTGTAGGAACATCAGCGGCGAGGGTGGTTACATCATTGCCATCGGTAACGTGAAACTGGGTTATCCCTGTTGCTTCAACATCAGGAGCTTGAGAATAAAGGTCTTGCTCACCGAGAACATGGTTGATGAGAATTGATGTGGCATCAACAGCCGCCGCACCCGCTTCAACCCCGTCAGCGAACAGACGATTAGTATAAACAAGGGTTGGAACTACCGGAGGCCCAGTTTCAACGTCATCTGCCTCTGCTACAATGTTTATGACGGCGGAGGCATCATCAACAACTGGCGCTGACCCTGTAAGGTCGTTTTGAGGCTCAAAATCATGCTCAGTAATCATCTGAGCGTCAGAAACTACTGGTTCGCCAGTTAGAGGCGCGGAAATAATTTGCGTTACCGGATCAGGTCGGTCAATAACCCCATTGTCAAGGATTAAGAGATTTATTTCACTTTTGCCATAACCAGGACGGAGGCCAGAACCCACATACTCATATAATCCGTAAACTACCACCCGGTCTTCAATCGAAGAATTAACTATAATCCTCCACGGGTCTAATTTACTAGGGGTGACATGTTCTATGTAAAGGTTCTGATAACCTAAAGGATATTCCCAATAAAAGTCGTCTGGAAAAGGCTCACTTGCTTTAAAAACACTGCTATTTGGGGTTTGCGAATTTGCGGCGACTGGAGCCCAACGGGAGTCGGAAGAGCTAGTACCTAAATATTCTCTATTGCCCAGAACTGCTTTAGGTGAACCAGAAGTGGTTTTGTACACAGTGACCAGTTTACGATAATAGTAATCAGGGTACTGATTAGACAAATCATAATAGTACCAGAAAACATAGAATGACCAATAAGATGCCGTTTCAGTAATAGCGCCGACACCTTGCGGGTAAATCCGACGATAGTAATTGTCCACCTTATCAAGATTTAAGGTAGTTAAACCTAGAGAATTCCCGTAAAGAAACCTATCATGGTATT